CTTTCCTGAAAGAAAATACTCTGGAAATTTTGGCTTTACTCGCTTTGTGTCGTTTAATAGCCGAGAAATTTAGAGGTAAAAAAGATTATAGAATTGATTCTATAGTCGCTCTTGCTTTGTTGCCTGCAATTTTTAAAGGAATTGATGAACCCATTAAACAATGGGTTAAATTTAAGCAAATGTGTGTTTATGGTTTAGCAGTGATAACGGGTATGGAACTCGTTTATCAAATGTTTGGATTTAAAACGGATGAGGTGAAACCTCAATCTGATTTTTTAAAGAAAACCATTGATGAAAGTTTGTCTAAATATGCCATATACACAGCAGAAAAGCAGAGTGGAAAAGCTCCATCGTCTGAAGAAAAAGAAATTGAAATGATTTTAAAGGATAGTAGTATATCCGCTTTTGAATATAAAGAAAGTAAAGAAGATGATGAGAGTGAAAGTGATAGCGATTCAGAAGTTAATCGCTACACTGAGCATTTGAATGGTTTAATTACTAAGCAATGTTGTAGACGTGGTTGTTCAGCCGTGGCTATAACTGAAGATTGTTTTTGTATTGATCATTTGTTGTATCAAAATGCTGATCCTAGTGAAGGATTTACACCAAAGAAAAGTTTGGGAGTACCTGATATTCTTAAACGAATTGAAATTCATGATGAAAAAAAGAAAAAATTATATGAACAAAAAATTCGTAGAAGATGGATTGGTTTGTCAGTTCTGGTTGTTGGTTGTGTTGTTTTTCTTGTAATTTTGTTAACACGAAAGAAAAAAGAAAAAATTGAAGAACCAAAACAAATAATTTGTGAAAGCGCTCCAGTAATTAGCTGGAGTGGATTGGATGTTAAAGAAAAGAAGATTGAAAAATCTGAAAAAATGACACCAATTTTGAAAAAATTGCATAAATTGCAAACTGAAGAAGGTAAAAATCGACAAAAGAAACATTTTGATACATGGGATTATTTTAAAAGTCGTCAATGGGCCGAAGGAGGTTATGAAGATGATTTTAATAAAAAATCTGCCAAGGATAAAGCATATATGGAATATATGACTAATGAAGAACAATTTGATTTAGATTATAAACTTGGTGGGGGGGAGGATTATGATGCAGACTCTCGAAGTGGGGCTAGTTCTGGACCTAGAAACAGTAATGAAAATGCATTTAATTATTTTCAAAATATAATGAAAATTAATTATGCTGGTACTGATATGGAAAAGCAAGTTGATGTAGCTTTTAAAAATTATAAATTTTATGAAGATGTTGATAAATTTAATATTAAAGATTTTAAAGTTTTGAAAGGAGAAATTAATGCTCGAGAGAATTATATGAGTATGAATAAAAACAGAGACCAGGTAGAGGAAAAGAAAACTCTCTATAGAGGTCCTAAATTGACTTTCGAAGAAAAAGCTGAACCTGTTAAATATAAGCCATTAATAAAAAAAACTGATGGTATAGTTCCTGTTTTGAAGAGTTTAATTATTGCAAATAATATTGATAACAATTGTAAAATGCCAATAGGGAAAGATCCTATTAAAGAGTCAATTTATTCACAAAATTCAGTTAAAAATTGCCCTCAGGGTAATAAATGTTCTGATAATAAATGTGAATTTAGACACTCAATGTGGTGTAAAATTAAAAATTGTAATGAAAAATGTGGAAAACAACACTTTAAACAAAAGTGTATTACAATTAATTGTAATCAGAATTGTGGTAAATATCATCCACCAAAATCAAATTTAAAAAAATTTGAGAAGAATTCAAAGCTTGAATCTTTATTGGTGAGTTCTGATGTATTTTTAACTAGATCTCAACAAGGTATATTGAAAATTATTACCATGTTTAAAGATAAGGAGGTTGAAGAATGTCATGGAACCGTTGTTAAAGGATTTTTATTTACTGTTGCACATATTTTTAATAATGCAGTTGATAAAATTAAAATTAAATATTTGGATAAAATGTGTTTTTTACATCCAATGGATTTTACAACTAGTTCGAAATATGATGCTGCTTGGACCAATATCAATAAAATGAAATGGTCTGCTCCTCCTGGATTTGTTAGTCTTGGGGCTGCTGAACCTGTTAAAGGGAATCAAACTCAATTATTTGTTGAGGGAAAAAGTTCTCCAGGGTATTGTGATGATTTTGATAAAGAAGTCATTACTCATCAAAATTCTAGCCAAAAAGGTTGGTGTGGTGGAGCTTTAGTTGATGGTAAATCAAATAAGGTTGTAGGTATCCATAGAGCAGGTAGCGAAATGAAGAATAATCCAAATTTCGCTTATCATCTTATGAACCTTTGTAGAGAATATGAGATTTTTCCAAAAAACTCATAGAAGGTTCTGGGATGCAGTGGATAGTCGACACCCGAAAAGTCGATACCCCAGGACCTTCAAGATACTATCAAGATATAATCAAAGATAGCCATGTGTTATTTATAAAACGCTTGGAAGCTTATGAATCCAGATATGATCCGGAAATTCGTAATCTTTATTTTGAAGATTTCTACAAGTTAGAAAATTTAGATTTGGATGCTTTGTCGTCTAAATATCGTGAACCAAATTATACAATGCAATCTGCTTTGCATGGTTTTAATAAGTATAATGTACCACAACCCAAATTAGAAGATGATGTTTGGGAATCGGCAAGTGATATGACCGAAAGAATGTATCTTCCTTATATGAGAAATTCAAATATAATGAGTGTTGAAGCCGTTTGGGCTGAAATAAATAAGAATACTAGTTGTGGTACCTTCCTTAGTGAAAAATATCGTAATAAAAAAGATTTATATGATAAGGAAGGTTTGGAGCGTTTCAATTGGTTTTGGGATAACTATAAGAAATGTACTCCAATATGGAAGAATTCACTTAAAAGTGAGTTACGTTCCATAGAAAAATTTAGTGCAATTGATGGTAAATTTGATAAGATTAGAGTTTTTACAGCTAGTCCTGTTGATTTAACAATTTTTGAAGATATGCTTTTTCTGGATCAAAACCAGAAATTTTATGAAAGTCATTTGAAAACATGGTCTTGTGTAGGCCTCAGTAAATATGCTGGAGGTTTTCAAAAAATGAAGAGAAAATTTAAATTCAAAAATTATTTATCTTTGGATGGAAAAGCTTATGATTCATGTTTACATAATAAACATTCAGATAAAAATTATAAATTGCGATTGAGGGCTTTGAATGGCTCAAAATTAAAAGATATTATTGAAAGAGTTCAATATGCAGAATACCATAATAAATTTAGTTATGTTTTACTTCCAACTGGTGATATAGTTCAAAAGACTACAGGAAATCCAAGTGGTTGTGTGAATACAGTTGTTGATAATACAATTGGTTTGACAAGATTAGTTTTTTATATAATCTTGAAAATAGCTAAAGAAAAAGGAATTGAAATAACCTATGAAGACATTATGGATAATGTTATAGGGTTTATTTATGGTGATGATGTACTTTTAAATATATCTGATGAGTGGATGACTTGGTTGAATCCAAGTAGTTTTATTAAAGAATCCACTCTTGCAGGACAACCCTTTGAATCTGAAGATGGTTCAGAAGATTGGGTAAAAGAAGAAGATTTGTTCTTCTTGGGGCATAATTTTGTTCAAGATCAATTTTATACCTTTCCTGCTCCTAAAACTGATAAAATTTTATCATCTCTTAGATTTGGTAGTTGTCATCCTCAAATTCAGATGCACTATCTTAGGGCTAATGCTTTAAGGATGGAAAGTTGGGCAAATAAACAATGCCGTAGTATCTTACAAAAATACATTGAATTCTTGGAAAAGAATTTTAATAAAAGAATTTTTCAGACTTTCAATTTGAAAAATGGTGAGACTATAACTGAAAATCAGTTGAGGAGTGCTTATAAGGATGATTATTTTTGCTTTTGTTTATATACTGGTGTAGAGAGTTCTGCAGGTAATACCAGGGAAGAGGCCCTCTCTCTATTAAAATATATATAATATTTAATAATCAAAAGTGAATCATCAAGATCAACAGTGGAATAAAATCCAACAATCTAATAATCCTTTAGCTAAATTAATAACTAGTTTTGAATCTAGTTCAAAAGATAAAGAATATTTTCAAGGTTTTCAAGGAGCTGTTAATAAAGTTTTTGGTTTGTCTGATAAAAAGAGAAATCAAGATATAAAACAGTTAGAAGAAACTTTAAAAGTTAATCCTAATTTAGAAGGCTTACATTTCGAAAAACTTAAGAAATTAAGAAAATCGTTAGAAAATCCTCATTATCCTCAAGGAGATATTAAAGATCAAGTGCCGAATATTATCAAAGAAATGTCCGGAAAAAAAGGAAAACTTAATAAAAAAATTAAGAAAATTGAAAAGAAAGTTGCCAGAGCAATTAATGTTAAAAAACAAATTACGACTGGACAACTTAAAACTCTCGCAAAGGAAAGTGCAAGAGGTTTTGTCGGACCCCAAAGGCCCCAACATATTAAAAATAATATTCGAAAAGGAAATGTGAATTTCCATCAGATGCAAGGAAATGATTTTATAAATGCTGCGAGAATTCAAAATGTAACAGCAAATAAACAATTGTTTCCCTCTCATGGAATTAGAATGGAAAAAGTGACTGATGTTGATTTATCGTCAATAACTGATTTTAATTTTCATATTTATTTTGAGTGTTTGATAAATTCTGGAAATCGTAAACCATTTCCAATAGGTGCTGAGGTAGCGAAATTGTTTGAGTTATACCATTTTAAAAGGTTAGTATTTCATTATGTGCCTTTTTGTGTCGCTGCTATTGGAGCATCTGGGGATCCAGGTTCTGCAGCAACTGGAGATGTTTGTATGGGTATTGAATATAATATTCATGATCCAGCTTTTAATACATTTGATCAAATTCAAAATTCATCAAATGCTGTTTCTGCTGCTCCTTTTGCTAGGTTTTCACTTGATGTTTTAGCTAGAAAAGCTATGCAAGTTGCTCCATTAAAAAATTTTTTGATGAATTATAGTGATGATGGAGTTAGAGATAAAGATCAAGCTATGTATGATATGGCTCGAATGACCTTTGCAGTGAAAGGTGTTTCAACCCCGTATAGAGGTAAAATTGCGGAAATTTGGGTTGAATATCAATGGGAGGGCTCTCAAATTAAAGAACCTTCTCTTGATGCTGTTTATACTTATGCTGGTTACGTAGCACCAGATGGAGCCCCAACTCATTATGATATACCTTTTTCAACAGCTAAAATGTTACCATCTTCTACTTATTCAATTGATCCTTCTTCTTATGATGGAAATACATTGAATAGGAATACATATGTAGTTTTTCCGGCTCCAGGAAAATATATATTTGTATTGTTTGCTCAGCAACCTTCTGCTCAAACAACTGATACTCCTTTTACAATTTTGGCTAATGGATCAAATATTGATTATACCATACCAAATGTATTTAATCTGAATGGTTCTACTGGAACTAGTGGGTTACAGATGGTTCAAGGTGCAAATACTTTTGCTATAACAATAAATGCTATAACAGTGAGTAAAACCAGTCAGGGTAATCTTCAAAATTATTTGAAGTTTCAAGGTCCATCAACTGGAGATGGTATAGGTGCTCATGGAACTTTGAGCACCCTGGATATGCATGTTTTTAGATTACCCAGTGATTTTTCTTTACCATTATTACCTTTCTTAGCGGATGCTTTGACTCAAAAAGAAATAAATAATGGAAATCTTTTTCAGGAAATAATGAAAAGATTAACAAAAATAGAAAATAATTCTATTTTTGAACCTTCTGATGATGAGAAGTTTGAACCTATTCAATCATCACCTTCATTTGTTGGAAAACTTGAGGGTCTTCTTGGTTCAATGAAACAAGAGAAGGAGAAAAATGTGAAATTAAAAAAAGATATTACTGATGCTGTTCAAGTTATAGATACAGTTAATGATAAATTATCTTATTTCACAAATTCAAAGAAATGACTATTAAATGATAATAGTTCTTTGAATAATCCATATAAATATCTTGAAAAGAAATATGGGTTTATAGATAATAAAAATGATGAAATAAATCATAGATGTTTGTTTGAACAATAAACAATTTATTATCTTATTTGGTTATTGCAACTTAACTTTAGTGCGACAAAAATGC